GGTCTCAGACCCGCCCCGACAGCCCCAACGGGAGGAGGTGGCGGCGTGAAGATGCCAAGCGGGAAGGGGATGTTCATCTGGAAGGTGCTGGATTGCGAGGGAGGCGACGCGGCGGCGATCGCGGCGTGGGCATTGGAGGCGGGCTTTGGGCACGCGCTGATCAAGATTGCGGACGGGACGAATCCCTATAACGTCATCAACGGACAGGACCTGGCCAGGCATACGGTCGAGGCATTGCACGCGGTAGGGCTGGAGGCCTGGGGCTGGCAGTACGTGTACGGCTACAACCCGCTGGGCGAGGCGGCGATAGCGGTCTCACGCGCCGGCCAGCTGGGCGTGGATGGGTTCGTAGTGGATGCGGAGGCGGAGTACAAGCAGCCAGGCAAGAAATACGCGGCGACGAAGTACGTGGCGGCGCTGCGCACCGGCTTGCCGGAGATGTCGATCGGGCTGAGTTCGTACCGCTTCCCGCATCTGCACCCGGAGCTGCCGTGGAAGGAATTCCGGCTGAAATGTGATTTTGACATGCCGCAAGTGTACTGGATGTTCGCACATAACCCGGAGGAGCAGCTGGAGCAGAGTTTCAACGAGTACAGCCGGATGGTGCCGGCCAGGCCGTTCGCAGCAACCGGAGCGGCCTATAAAGAGCGGGGCTGGTCACCGAGCCCGGGAGAGGTGGTGCGCTTCCTGGATGCGGCGAAGCAGCTGGGGATTAATGGAGTCAATTTCTGGGAGTGGGGCAACTGCCGGCGGAACTTGCCGATGGTGTGGGACGTGATCAAAGCCTATCCGTGGGAGGTTTTGCCCCCGCCTCCGCCCCCCCCGGAGCCAGAGCCGTTCGCCAGGCTGAGGTGCATCCGGGACGTGCGCATCCGCAGCGTGCCAGATACGGGTGACCCGGGCAACGTGGTGGGGATGCTATTCGCCGGCGATGGAGATAACGCTGGCCAGCCGCTGTATGAGTTAGAAGAGCGCTGGGTCGGCGATGATGTGTGGGCGCGGATCGGGTGGAAGCAGTGGTCGGCGATGGTTTATAACGGGATCATGTATCTGGAGGTAGTGGGCGGGTCATAGACCCCGCCCCTACACCGGAGGCCAATAAGAGTTATTAGCGGTTGAGAAATATAACCACGGAGACACGGAGAACACGGAGTTAATTTTGATTAAGGAGAAGAGCGAAGACCCCCAGACGGCGTTCCCGGCAGCGGTGCAGACGCCGGGGCAGCGGGAGAGTCGCGAGGCGTACGCGCTGCTGCTGAAGCGGAAGACCAAGCCGGCCTGGTGGGAGGATTACCTGGAGCTGCGCAGAGGGGGGCTGGACTGGCGCAAGGCGGCTTACGTAGCCTGGGCCAGTTCGCCGACACGGGGACGCTGGCCGAAGACTATCGAGCAGCTGGCGGCTGACGTGCTGGGGCTGCGCTCGGACCGGACGATTCGCAAGTGGAAGGAAAATAATCCCGAGCTGGAGGATATGATCGCCACGGTCCAGATTGCGCCGATGCTGCGGCACCGGCGGGACGTGATCGACGCACTGGTGGCGGTGGCCAAGCGCAAAGATCCGGAGGCGCACCGGGACCGGAAACTGTTCCTGGAAATGACCGGAGATTATAAGCCGCGCCAGGTCAGGGAGCTAACCGGCGAGGGCGGTGGGCCGATCGATTTCAAGGAGACCTTCGGCGAGTTGAGTGATGAGGAGCTCGACCAGCTGATCAAGAATTTGCACATGGACTCCCAAAAAGCAGGAAAATCGAAGGAAACCCCATGAGCGTGTTTGTCGACGAGCGGCAGCGGAAGGAAACCCTGGCCACGGCGCTGGTGGAGTCGCGCTTGCGTTCCAGGGGCTGGGACTTGCTGGCCTGGACATCGGTGCACCGCAGGATGCTCAAAGTGGGGGTGCCGTTCGACCTGACCCGGCACGCCTACATGCGGGCGATCTACGAGAGCCAGGCGCGCAGGCTGGTGATTTATAAGGCCTCGCAGATGGGGGCCTCCGAGTACGCGGTCAGTTACGCGCTGCACGCGGCGGACGCCAGGGGGGCGACGGTGCTGTACGTTTTCCCGACCGACGAAATTGTGAGCGATTTCAGTTCAGCCCGGATCGGGCCGGCAATCGAAGCCAGCCCATACCTGGAGGGGGTGGTGGTCGAAGGGGGGGCAGCGGAGGTGGACGGGCGCAGGCCGCGCGGGGCGGACCGGGTGACTCTCAAGCGGGTGCGGGACCGGTTCATCTACCTGCGCGGCGGCCAGGTGAAGCCTGATGGGCGGGCGCACCAGCTGAAGACGATCGACGCGGATGTGTTGGTGCTGGATGAGCTCGACGAGATGGACCCGCGCGCCCCGTCAATCGCGGTCAAACGGCTGGGGCATTCGTTGATTGCCGAGGAGCGGTGGATATCGACGCCGACCTATTCTGGATTGGGGATCCACGTGGCCTGGCTGCTGAGCGACATGCGGGAATGGTTCGTGCAGTGCGGGTCGTGTGGCAAGCGGCAGATGCTGTCTATTGCTTCGGTGGTCGTCGAGTGGGATGAGATCGGCCGACCAGTGAGCTGGAATAAAGACAGTCGTGGAAGGCCGATCGCAGCCTGCCAGAAATGCGGGAAGAAGCTGGACAGGATCGGGTATGGCGAATGGGTGCCCCAGATGCCGGGGAGGGACACAGCCGGTTTCCACCTGACAAAGCTGTTCAGCCCGACGGCGAGCCTGGGCGAACTGATCGAGAACCTGCAAACCACGGACGAGACCAAACGGCGGGAGGCATTCAACCAGGACCTGGGAGAGACGTACACGCCGCGCGGCGGGCAGATCACGGATGACGTGCTGGACGCCTGCCGGCGGGATTACGGCCATGGACCCGTTCCAGGGGAGAGGACAATCCTGGGTGCGGACGTGGGCAAGGTACTGCATGTGGCGATCCGGACGGAGGCGGTGGAAGCCGAAAGCGGGGAGCGCCGGCAGCGATTCGCGGGGGAGGTGGAGTCGTTCGAGATGCTGGGCCGGTTGATGCGAGATTACAACGTGGGGCATGCGGTGATCGATGCGCTGCCAGAGACGCGCAAAGCGCGGGAGCTGCAGGAAGATTTCCCACCGCATGTGGTCTGGCTGGCTTATTACGTCGGCCAGCAGACTGGCACCAAGCGGACGCTGCCCGAGCAGTGGGTGGAGGCGGAGGGGGTGGTCAACCTGGACCGGACACGGACTCTCGACCGGACGATGAGCCGCTTCTTCGAGCGGAAAAACACTTTACCGGCATATGCCAAGGACGTGGTTGGTGGGGATTACTACGCGCACATGAAGGCACCGGTGAGAGTCTTGCAGGACGGGCGGGGTGGGGAGAAGGTGGCGGTGTACGTCGCGAGCAGCGCCGACCACTTCGTGCACGCGGAGAATTACTGCGAGGTGGCGGCAAACCGCTTCGAGCCCGAGCCGGCGGGCGCGATGATCGACGATCTGGATCTGGATATTTATAAGTCGAAGCGAAGGCGATAGGGCAGGTCTAAGACCTGCCCGTACAGAACCGATAAGGAATGTTATTGGAAGAGTCTAAAGAGAGGAGAATAATATGGCAACCTTTACGTTTGATGGTTACATGGGCGCGGGGCCAGCCTGGGCCGACTTTGCAGCCAACCGGATCGTTTTCTCCGGCAGCCTGACCGATTTGACTGCGGCGATTACTGTCGCAGCTTTTCAGGATGGCACGCACGCCGGGAACGGCACCCCCGGCACTGACCAATGCGGCGCTAACCACGCAAACAACGTCAAATATTTGACCGGCTCCACGATGTCGGTGAACGGTGCCGGCTCGGAGGCCATCAACGATACCAACCTGGCCGAGATAGAATGTTCTCTACGGGTTCATTTCAGTCACGGCTCCGCGGTGGCGATCTCGGGCGCCAGGCTTTACGCATTCGACAATTCGGTGGTGACCAACGAAGCCGTCGGTATTGATATGTATGCTTTCGAGCGAGGTGTTGCTGCCACGGCCTGGACTTTAATCAACGACGATTCAGGCAATATTGGCGGAGATAACGCCGGCGAGCGCCTGGCCCTGGGTGACAAAACTTCGGCGACAGACCATTACTGGTACATTGCACTTTCGGCCAGCCCTGAATCGGTCGGCGCTAAAGCTTCGTTCGCCATCGGTTGCGCATTGACTTATTCGTAGGCGAGTTATGGCCAACAGGTGGATCGCTTCACTTTCGGATGGACGAACGATTTTCGAGACCGACCCGCAACCAGGCGGCTTGTCGCACTGGCAAACGTTGCTCGCGGAGCTACGGGGGAGCGATGTGAAGATGACGCAGTTGCGTCTGCAGGTGAACGGGATTACCTTAATTGGTGCCAGAAACGCGGACGGTTATTTGCAGTGCACCGAAATCAGGGTCATTTTAGATACTGGTGAAACGACCTCGATTCGTGGACTTGGT